GAGCTGAGCTGCGAACTAAAAAGATACTTGAAGATGCCGGATATGAGGTTGAGGTGACTAAAAGTCCGAGTAAGTATGCTAAGCAACAAGACCTTTTTGGGCTTTGGGACGCCATGGCATTGAAGGCTAATGAGATACGGTTTATTCAGGTGAAACAAAATCGAAAAATATATGGCGTGGCTCGTGAACCGTATGAGATGTGGAAGTGTCCGCCATGTTGCACTAAAGAGATCTGGGTGTATTACGATGGTCATCCTAATGATCCGGTGATTGAGGTGCTGTAGGGCCTCTGTGAGGGCAAATTTGGGCTTCTAAGGGGGTTTTGAGCTTGTGATGGCCTAGGATATGTTTTTGGGGCTTGATCACTTCTGGTAGTGATTTTTAAAATGTGCTAAAATATAGATAATATGAAAGAAGTAAAACCTTTGCCTGAGTCGAATAAACATAAACACCAGATTCGGTATTGTGAGCATTGCAATACGATTACTTGTGATGGTTGTGGACAGGTGTGGACACCAGAGCAGAAGTATTTACCTGAGCCTGCTAGTGCTGCTGAGTATTTTATAAATATTTCGGAATTATGAGTGATAAACTAGAACCTAGACAGCTTTTGTTCTTGACTCATTATCTTGATCCGAAGTCAAAGACTTTTTCAAATGCTTATCAAAGTGCATTATTGGCTGGGTTTAGCGAAGAATATGCGCAGAATATGACAGGACAGATGCCTGATTGGTTATCAGAATCTATCAGCGACTTAAAAATGCTTAACAAAGCGGAAAAAAACCTTGATGAGTTTCTTGACGATAAAGAAGATAAGAAGATTAAAGCAGACATAACAAAGTTTGTTGCGAGTAGGCTAGGTAAGAAGAAATGGAGTGAACGTCAAGAGCACGATCATACTACCAAAGGTAAAGAGATTAACGGATTTAACTTTTTAATTCCAAATGGAACCGACGATAGAACCAACAGTGAAACAGCACCAAGCGTGGGAAAAGTTATGGGATAAGATTACCAAGTTTCTTTTATTTGGTGGTGGTGCTGGAGGGGGCAAGAGTTGGTTAGGATGTGAATGGCTAATGACCAACTGCTATTTTTATCCTGGTTCTAAATGGTTTATTGGAAGAGAAGAATTGAAAAGATTGATGGGTTCAAGTTATGTAACTTTTCAGAAAGTATGTAAATTTCATGGCATACCACAAGATGACTGGTCTTTAAATGGTCAATATAATTATATTGAATTTGTAAATGGTAGTAGAATTGATTTACTTGACCTGGCTTTTAAACCATCTGATCCTGATTATGAAAGATTTGGGTCTCTTGAATATACCGGTGGTTGGATTGAAGAGGCCGGTGAGACGCAGTTCAAAGCTTTTGATGTGTTGAAATCTCGTGTTGGAAGGCACATGAACCAAGAGTTTGAATTAAAACCAAAATTGCTTTTGACTTGTAACCCTAATCGAGGTTGGTTGTATCAAATCTTTTATAAACCCTGGAAAAAAGGAACTTTGCCAATTCAATATGGTTTTATTCAATCTTTGTACAATGATAATCCATATACGGCTGAAGCTTATGGTGAGCAATTGGCTGAGATTAGAGATCCCATAACGAAACAAAGACTGAAATATGGTAATTGGGAATATGATGATGATGAGGGAGTATTGATGAAACATGATGCTATCTCAGATCTGTTTACTAATGTACCTTTGCCTAGCACAGATAGATATTTAGTATGTGATGTGGCTCGCTATGGCAGAGATAAAACAGTAATAACATTGTGGAAAGGCTTTGATCTTTATAAAAAGTTTGAGTATGAGAAGCAGGGATTAGATCAAACAGAGCAAGAAATACTTGACATTTCTAGAGCGGAACTTATACCGAGAAGTCATATTGCGATTGATGAAGATGGTGTTGGTGGAGGTTTGATAGATCGAATAAAAGGTTCTAAAGGTTTTGTTGCCAACAGTTCTCCTCGTGAAAATCCTGACGCGGATAAAGTTCAGGTATTGAGGAATGGTAGGTTAGTAAATGTCATTGAGAAGGAAAATTATCAGAATCTTAAAACTCAATGTGCATATCTTTTAGCTGATAAAGTCAATAAAAGATTGATGTCAGTATCTTTGAAAGATCCTGATTTTGAAGACAGATTGATTAATGAATTATCCTGGATTAAGCGAAAAGATGTGGATAAAGATGGTAAATTAAAATTAGTTCCGAAAGAGGAAGTTAAAGAAATGCTTGGCAGAAGCCCTGATATTGGAGATAATTGTTTGATGAGGATGTATTTTACTTTGATTGATGATGATTCTCGTGGTAATATTAAATCATCGGGTATTTTACAAAAACAAATTAAGCGCAGTAGAAATAGCGCAGTAATTTATTAGCAAGGCCTGGCGACCTTGTATGAATACAAAATCAGCACAAATCATTTTAGAAAAAGAGGATGAGGATATCAAGAAGAATATCGCTCATCCGAACACTGATGAAGAACAGAAAGAAATCAATCGTATTACCAAACGGGTAAACGAAATGCGTGAACAACAGAACCAGCAGCATCGAGAGTTCAATGACCGAACTCTTTTAATGTACGTAAATGACAATGAGAAGCGAATCAACAACTATGTTCCCCCACGGGATGAGAGTTTTGACGACTGGCAGACTAAGGGGTTCGAGGGCGTAACTCGTGAGAAGATGTTTGCGTTTGTGTCTAAAGTGGCACTTAGTCGTCCGAAGTACAAGTTTAAAGCGACTAGGAAAGACGGCTTCATTGATCGGATCATCAGTGGAGTCACGGAAGACTTTTATGATTATTCTTGGGAGTTTGAAGACCCGACTGGGGTTGAGTTTTTCTATGACGCTTGGTCTGCAGCCGGACACGGTACGGTAGTTCGATACGAAGGAATTGAAAAGAATGATACGGTTGAAGAAGAGTTTGATGATTATGACATCACCACCGGAGAGATTAAAGGCTATAAAGAAAAGATTGAAACTGGCGAGATCAACTGTAAGTCACGTCGTTTGCGGCTGATTGATTTTCTCATCCCTGATTGGAAAGAGCCGGATGTTCAAAAACAACCGTATATCGTTGAAACCACGATCATGACTCGTTATAAGTTTAATGAGGCTTATGGTGATTACTACAACGCCAAAAACGTGCCTTATATGCAGGATGTGTATGATCTTTGGGGTGATACATTCTATATGCAGGAATGGGCTAAGTTGCCTAAAGATTTGGTACACGTTACGTTTTATTACGAGAAAGGGGATAAGACTAAGTTTAGAATCATTGCCAATGGTGTACTGATCTTGGCTACGCCGATTCCGTTTAAGCACGCCAAGTATCCGTACTCACGAGGTATCTTTAAACCATTTGCTGAGGACGGGTTCTACGGCAAAGCTTTGCCTGACGAGATTGCTTGGGACCAGGACATCTACAACGCACTCAAGAACATGATCGTTGATCGATCTATCTTGCACATCCAACGGCCAATGATTACTGATGGCAATAACGAGTTTAGTGATGTGTTCATGTCACCGAATAAGATTCTGAACCTGAAGGGTAATGTACAAACGCTTGATATTGCTCCACCAAACACTAGTGATATGCAGATGCTGGAGTTCTTGCGTGGTTCGATCAACCGACAAAGTTCTGACGTACAGCAGTCCGGTGGTACTGGTTCCGGCGTAACAGCTCGTGAGATTGTGATTGCTGACGAATCAGCTCGTAAGCTGGCCGGAGTGTTTCGATTGTTTTTGGAAGACTTTGATATTCGAGCGACACGGCTTCGAGTTTCAAACATCTTACAGTTCTACTTTGAACCGATTAAGATTGAGGAAATTATTGACGGCAAAAAGCAAGAGAAGCTTAAGATCGCTTATCGAACAATTAGTATTGAAAGTAATTTAAAGAATGGCAAACCTGGTCTTCGTGAGATCAACATTGTCGGCAAAAAGAAAGACTTGCCATCACAAGATGAGTTGACGGCTGATGTGATCGTAATGAAAAAGCAGGGGATGAACTTTGAAAAGAAAGCTGTTACGGCTGACTACATTAAGAAGTTTCGGGTCGATGTATCAATCATTCCTGAGTCG